CCGTCCAGTCTGTTGCACGCGAAGTTGGCCATCGAACAGGCCAGGCTGGAAGGCGCCCCAATGGTCATTACCAGCTATAATGACATGCCTGATGTGGGCAGCGAGCGATTTGCGTACGCCTGGGAAGTCCGCGAATCTGTTGGCCCTCGTCACATCGCGACTGAGGCGGAAATCTGGGAACACCTTCAGTATGTCATGACTCGTGAAGAGTTTGACCAGGCCGTTGAAAACACCTACAAAGTGGCCCGTGACCTTCACGGCGTCAAGTTGGCCAAAGCACCACTCATCCACTTGGAAGGTGATCTTGTGGCGCTTTGTCGTGAAGGTCAAAAATCGCGCCTGGCAAGGGGCCACATTGCTGAGTGGACTGATGAGTATGAAGAGCGCCTGTTGACTGAGATCGAGCAGATCCAGCTCAAGGACTTTGACTCATATTTCTTGGTGGTTGCCGACCTGGTGCGTTACGCCAAGACTCACATGCTGGTTGGACCGGCGCGCGGCTCTGCTGCAGGCTCGTTGGTTTGCTATGTACTGGACATCACCGAGGTGGATCCAATCCCTCACCAGCTGCTCTTCCAGCGATTCATTGACGTTAGCCGCGCCGACCTCCCTGACATCGACATCGACTTTGCCGACACCAAGCGGTTCATGGTGTTTGATTACTTGCGCGACAAATACGGCATTGACAACGTTGCGAAGCTTGGCAACATCAACACCCTTCAGGCCGCGTCCGTTATGGCTCAGGTTGGCAAGCGAATGGGTGTTCCAGTTGATGAAACGTTCCAGGTTCGCAACGCGCTCATCGTTTACTCTTCCGGTGATGCCCGTTACGGGAAGGGCCTGGAAGATACCTTTGTAGAAACCACGCCTGGCCAATCCTTCAGGCAGCGCTTCCCTATCGCAGCCCAGTGCATGGGCAACCTGGAACTCCACCCTAGCCACACGGGAGTCCACGCGGCTGGCATCTTGGTGTGCAACGAGCCTGTTACCAACTTCTGCACAGTCAGCGCTGAGGGCATTGCGCAGATTGACAAGCCTGACTCTGAATATCTCAACCTTCTAAAGATTGATGCCTTGGGACTTCGCACACTTGGCATCATTGAGGATACTGGCTGCGTAACTGCAGAGCAGTTGTATTCTCTGAAGCTGGATGACCCTGCCGTTTTCCGCGTCCTCAATGATGACAAAGTAAGTGGCATTTTCCAGTTCGAAGGTGATGCCGTCCGTTCTGTGACCCGTTCCGTCAACGTGGATCGATTCTCCAAGATCGACAACTTGACGGCCCTGGCGCGCCCTGGACCGTTGGCGTCTGGTATGGCACAGAAGTACATCGCACGCGACCGTGGCGATGAGCCGATCACTTACGATGTGCCGCAGCTGGAGAAGTACCTCAAAGACACTTATGGGGTATTCCTGTACCAAGAGCAGATCATGTCTGTGGTAAAGGAAATCGGCCTGTTTGACTGGGTGAAAACTTCCGCAGTTCGTAAGGCCATGTCCGGTCGTAAGGGTGAAGAATACTTTAATGCCATGGGCGCCGACTTTGTGGAAGGTGCGGTATCTCAGGGAGTTGCAGAAGACCAGGCGCACAAGATCTGGAACGAGATGGTGACTTTCGGCTCCTGGGGCTTTAACAAGTCACACTCTGTGTCTTATGCTGTTGTAACGTATTGGACGCTTTGGCTTAAGGTGTATCACAAGCTGGAGTTCGCAGCTGCGTGTTTGCGCGCCGCGAAAGACCATGAACAGACAATTGCCATCTTGCGTGAGTTGGCAAAAGAGGGCGTTTCTTACACCCCAATTGACCCTGACTTTTCAGACATGAACTGGAAGGCTGTGGACGGTCGCCTGGTTGGCGGCATCATGAACGCCAAAGGGTATGGGCCTGCCAAGGCGCTGGCTTATGTTGACAAGCGTAATGCAGGCCTGCTGACGGACAAGGACCGTGAGCGTCTGGCCAATGCAGAGGTTCTGTTTGCCGACTTGGCAGAGGCGCACACCAAATGGGGTCACTATTACGATAGCCCCGTTCTGGCAGGCGTTACGTCCGGCAACCCGATTGTTGGCATGAAGACGGTCAAGGACCGTGACAACTGCCTGATCATCGGCAAGCTCACCAAAAAGATCCTGGCCGATGAAAACGAGGCCATTCGAATCAAGAAGCGTGGCGGAACGCGAAAAGAAGGCCAGACACAGTTCATCGACTTGATGATGGTCGATGACTCAACTGACTCGCCGATGCGCTTCCGCATTCGCCCTGACCTGTTTTTGGAAATGGGCAAAGAGATTGCAGAAACTGCACCTAACGGGTCATGGTTCCTTGTCAAGGCCTGGAAAATTGGCGGCATTGATATGATGATCGTCAAGAACATTAAGAGGCTAAGTTGATGGCTCGACTCAAAGAGCAGAGGGCCTGGGACAACTTTAAACTGGCCCTAAAAGAGCGTGAAATCAATGTTCGCCGCGTGGAAAACCAGATTGGCGAGGGGATGCCTGATGTTATCGGCATCAACCGCCAACGCTGGGTATTCTGGCTTGAGAACAAGGCCCTTGATAGTTGGCCTGTGCGCGCTTCAACAATTCCTTTGCGGGCTGCGTTCGAACCTGGACAAGTGCCGTTCATGCGTAATTGGTGCGACTGGGGCGGTAATGCCTTTGTGCTGTTGCGCGTGGACAAAGAATTCTACCTGCTGAATCCAAAGCTGCAGCTGACGGCTCTTACAAGAGATGAGCTAATCGGAACTGCAGTAGCAATCGGCAAGAAAAATATCATCGACTTTTTGGAGAGTGCTTTTTGAAAACCAAACCTATGGACCACCAGGTCACCGGCCTTCTGCGACTGGAAGGCAAGCGCAACTTCGCCTTGTTGATGGAGCAGGGCACTGGCAAATCATGGACGACGCTGGCCGACACCGAACGGTGCTTCCTTGCAGACAAGATCGACGCACTTCTGGTTGTGGCACCAAACGGCGTTCACACAAACTGGGTGCGCCGCGAAATCCCGAACCACCTTGAAGTGCCGTGTGTGGCGGTGGCATGGCGCGGCAGGCCGACCACCAAAAAGGCCAAGGCTGAACTGGCATCGTTGTACGACGTCAAGCCGGTAAATGGGCAAAAGCCGTTGGTGGTGTTTACGATCAACATTGACGCTGTAAACACCGAAGCCGGGTATGAAGCTGCGAAGGAGTTCCTTGAGACGTACCGCTGCATCATGGTGGTTGACGAATCAACTCGCATCAAGAATCCAAGTTCCAAGCGTACCAAGAAGGTGACTGAGCTAGGCAAGCTTGCAACTGCACGTCGCATCCTGTCTGGCACGCCATTGACCAAGGCACCGACCGATCTTTTCGCACAGTTCAACTTCCTCAAGCCTGGGCTGCTTGGAACCACCAGTTATCGTGCGTTTGTGGCTGAATATTCCGTCCTCATGGATACTGGCAGCCACGCTTATCAGGCCATCCTGCGCAAGATTGGTGGGCGCGGCCAGCCCCAGATTGTCGACAAAGACGATCAAGGCAACCCAAAGTGGCGCAATTTGGAGCAGCTTTCCGAAATGATCGCTCCTCACTCATATCGAGTTCGAAAAGATGAGTGCTTGAGTCTTCCAGACAAGATTTACAAGTCTCTGTACTTCCAACTTGATCCATCGCAACGTCGCGTGTATGACGAGTTGCAGGAAGATTACAGCTATGTAAGCGACGGCGAAACACTCAACTTTGAGGCCATTGCCACTCGCACCAAGCTCAAGCAAGTAACTTCAGGATTCATCAACGTCAATGGCGCTCCTGAGTTCCTGGGCTCAAGCGGTCGAATGTCTTTGTTCAAAGAGGCTTTGGAGGATCTGGAAGGCCAATTCATCGTTTGGGCAATGTTTGAAGAAGAAATCAAACAGGTATTGGAGGTGTTGGAAGAGTTCGGCATCTCTTGCGTCTCATACTATGGGGCGACCTCCAAAGACGACCGAGAGAAGGCAATTGACGACTTCCAAGATGGTCGCGCCAGAGCCTTTGTAGGGCATGCGCAGGCCGCTGGCATCGGCCTTACGCTGACGGCAGCAGAGACTGCCATCTATTACTCTTGCAGCCACGACAACGAGCTGCGTATGCAGTCCGAAGACCGCTGCCACCGGATCGGCACCAAAAAGAGTGTCGTTTACATTGACATTGTTGCAGAAGACACGATTGATGAGGATGTCGTACGTTCTTTGGCATTCAAAACGAACTTGGCAAACAAGGTCATTGACCGTAAATAGTTGAGTAATCACTTGCCTGAAAAAGGACTTTCAGGCAATATTACCAGGTCGGAAATTTGAATTGAGAAAGTAAGAATGAACAGAAAAGTATTCATCCCGCAAGTAACCACCCGATGGTGTGAAACCAACCAGAAGAAGGTCCCCGCCTTCGACCTGAGCCCTGCCGCAGCGCACGGCCAACTGCACCCAATTCTTGAGGTCGATGACAACCCAGCCTACCTGGCGCGTCTCACTCAGAAAATCACCAAGGCCATGGAAAACTTCCAAGAAGATGACTTCCTGTTGGCTGTTGGTGATCCATCCATTATCGCAGTTTGTGCAGGCATTGTTCTGCGCAAGTTCAATCGCATGAACCTGCTGAAATGGGATCGCAAGCTTGGCATCTACATTGCTCTGGAGATAAACCTGTGAGTGAAGAAGTTACCGGCCATCTGAGTGATGCGCCAATCGACTACTTTGACGACATCCAGCCGGAAGTCGCAGCACCAGCAACACTTGAGCGCCTTGTTTCGATGGCCAAGGAGGCGCGTGCCCTGGAGGCTGAGATCAACGCCGACAACGTCTTGCTGGAAGAGAAAAAGGCCAAGCTGGATCGCATTCACGGCCTGTTGATCCCGAACATCATGGAAGAACTTGGCATGTCCAACTTCACCCTGCAGGATGGATCGGTCATCGACATTAAGAACGACCTGCGCACATCCATCAAGGTCGAGAACCGAAACCAGGCCTGGCAATGGCTGGAATCACAAAAGCACGACGGAATCATCAAGACCAAGGTTGTGTCCGAATTTGGTCGCGGCGAACTGGCCAAAGCAAACGAGCTTCTTGAGAAACTTTCGAAGGAAGGTCAGTCTGCGGCGTTGGACCGCAGCGTGCACCCGGCGACATTGAAGTCATTTGTCAAGGAGCGCCTTGAAGCCGATGCAAACCTGCCAGCCGATGCAAACCCGGCGCTGCGCTTGCCGCGTGACATCTTTGGTGTGTATGAGTTCAAACGTTCCGAAATCAAACTGCCAAAAGTGAAGAAAGGTAAGAAATAATTCTTGCCTTCAAAATCAACTAGATATATCATAACCATCAGATCGGGATGCCCCGACTGAACATTAATAGAAAGGAAAGAGACAACATGGCTAACACCAAATCCGAAGAAAACAAAGCCGTCGCCGTCGTTGAAGAGAACGCTGGCCTGGCACTTGTGCCTGACTTCATGGGCATGGATGACTTCGGCAATACCGGTTTTGAAGGAGCTGACAAAGACTCCTTTGCCATTCCGTTCCTGCAGTTGCTCCAAAAGATGTCGCCGCTGGTCGATGAAGACGATTCCAAGCACATCAAGGGTGCCAAAGCCGGCATGCTCTTCAACACCGTCACCCAGAAGCTGTACGACGGTAAGGTCGGCGTCATCGTCATTCCTTGCGCCTACAAGCGCACCTTCATCCAGTGGGCCGGTCGTGAAGCTGAGGGCGGCTTCAAAGGCGAGTTCAAGCCTGAGCAGATCGAACAGATGCTTGCCAACGGCACCATCGTCGCGCTGGACGGCAAGTTGTACAAGCCAGGAGAAGACGGCAGCGTCAACGAAAAGAAAAGCGACCGTTACGAAGACACCCGCAGCCACTTTGTGCTGGTTGTCGATCCTGAAACCGGCGAATACGGCCAAGCGATCATCTCGCTGTCGTCCACCCAAATCAAGGCATCGAAGATGCTGATGACTGCGCTTCAGCAGAAGAAGGTGGACACCGCTCAAGGCAAGAAGACGCCGCCGACCTTTGCCAACATGGTCAAGGTTACCACTGTCAGCATGTCCAACGACAAAGGTTCTTGGAGCGGTCTGCGCTTCGACCTGGACGGCCTGGTTAAAGATGTCAACATCTACAACGAGGCCAAGGCATTCTACAAGGCCGTTGTTGATGGCAGCGTAGGCGCCGACTACTCGAAAGCCGAAGCGCCGCAAAGCGCCCCGGCAGGCAACACCCCAGAAACCGCTGAAGGCTTCTAAGCCAAAGGCTTGACAAAAATGCCCGGTCTATTCCGGGCATTTTTACATTTGGAGATTGTGAAATGGCAAAACTTTTCAACCTTTCCATTACTGCAGTCAACTTGAAAATACACGTTGTTGGTGGACTCGCCAATATTGAAGCGGACTCCATAACAATCAAAGAAGACGGAGAAACAACAAATGTCGATTCCAAAATTGGGTCGAATCCTGGCGAATGCTCTTCCCAAGCTGCTGGTTCTGTTCCGGTCAAGCAGCGAAGTGCCAACGAGCAGGCGGGAGAGGGTTCGGAAGATGGTGAAGTTGGCAATCCTGGCCACAGCGGCTGTGGCAGCGAGCGCGGCAACTCTGTGGTTACAGGACGGTTGCCCGATGGAATGGGCGCCGGTCTGCCAGGCAGTTCTCAGCCAGATCTTCACATCTCCATAAGTGCGCCGGAAGGTCTGGTGGACAGCATCGCAGAAATCGTCACCGATGCAATGTGCAAGTTAATTCCTGGAATGTGTGTAGACTCCAAAGGGAACTAGTTCGCGATTACGGTGTCTAAACTGCTGGAACAGTTGCCTTTATTTAAGGCGCAAAGTAATATTGGGGCAGATCTGAGATGGTCTGCCCCAATACATAGAAAGGATAGAAGATGAGCATCAAACCGATGTTGGCTGTTGAAGGTGTGGATGGAAAGATTGTGTTTCCAGTTTGGGCATCCCCAAAGTTGGATGGCATTCGTGCTGTGCAAAACGAAGAGGTGTACAGCCGCAGCGGTAAACTGATTCGAAATGGGCACATTCAGTCTTTGTTGTCAGGTGTTTGCCTGAAAGGTCTTGATGGCGAACTTTGCGTTGGCCCGATCAACCACCCAAACTTGATGCAGGCCACGAGCAGCGGCGTGATGTCTGCAAACGGCGAACCGGTGTTCACCTTCCAGGTGTTCGACTGCTTCAACAATCCAAACGATCCATACGAGACGCGCATGGCGGAAGCCAAGTCCATCATCGCAGAGTCGTTCGCTGACAAGGCCATCGTTGTTTGGCTTGAGCAGACGCTCATTCACAGCCTGGAAGAGCTGGATGAGTTCGAAGCTGAACAGCTGGCCAAAGGCTTCGAAGGCATCATTTACCGCTTTGCTGGTAGCAAGTACAAGTTTGGTCGCTCGACCATGAAGGAAGGTTTTTTGATCAAGCGCAAACGCTTCGATCACGCTGAAGCCGTCATTGAAGACTTCGAAGAGCTGATGCACAATGAAAACGAAGCGTTCCTGGATGAGCTTGGTCGCACCAAGCGCTCAGAACACAAAGATGGCCTTGTGCCTTCTGGCATGATTGGCGCCTATATCGTCCGTCAGAAGGAATATGACAAGCCATTTCGCATCAGTTGCGGCGCGATGACTCACGAGGAACGCCGCGCACGTTGGGAATCGCGAGAGGCAGACCGTGGCCGAATTGCGCGCTACAAGTTCTTCGCCCATGGCGTTAAGGACGTTCCGCGACACGGTATTTTCGATGCGTTCCGTGACATCGCAGACCTAGACCCAGGCGCGGTCGTGTAGATTCCACGTATCGAGTGTTCTTTTAAGGTCGTTTTCGGACGGCCTTTAACCCGCTGCCAGGCCGGTGGCAACCAGGAGTAAGCTGTAATGGAAAACAAGTTTGGCAAGTTCAAAAAGCCAAAGACCAGCTTCAAAATGTCGAAAATCGGCTGGCTGTGGGTTTCGACGTTGCTACTTTCGCTAGTCGTCTACTTCTGCATGGGCGGCCATGTTGAGCTTCTGGATAAGTGTTGTATGAGGCTCATTGGGCGGGTATAATCACGTTTTAAGGAGAGAAAAACGTGATTATACTTAGACCGAGAAGGAGAAAATTAAAGGACGAGATTGATCCGACACTTTGGAAAGAACTTCGCATGTTCTTGTTCAGGTTGTTTGTTGAGCGAATCAAGACTAAGTTGGCAGGGGCCGCAATTGTTGGCGCAGTAGCGTCCACCCAGGTTTCCGATGGCGACCAAGCAGCAAAGCAAGTCCCTCCACCACCTCCACCACCAAGAACGACTCAAGTACAAGAAAAAGCCCCTGAATAGGGGCTTTGTCGTTTTTGACTGGCCAATCCCTGGCCACCTAATAGCCATGGCCAACGGACCCGACTCTTAGGACGGGCCGTAATCGCGGCGATGCCTTATCGTGTCCCGCTGGCCAGGATCGCTTCTTTACAGTCAACGTATCGTTTGGTGCGCAATGGGCCATGGTTGGCATCGGACGGAAGCGAGCCGTTGATTTTCTTTACCACAGCACCAAACTCGCCTGCATCTGCAGCAGCTACACAGCCGCGCGACTTGAAGAAGTATGCTGCGGATCGCGAACCTGCGGATGGCTGCTGCAGAAGCTCTGGATTCGACAAAAGATCGATGCCAAGACGATTGCCGATCTCAGTCATGTTGAACTTGCCGGTCACCTGGATAGGCCCCTGGCCGCGATATCGCCAGCCGTCGCCGGTTTCCGGCCTGCCATTGCCCATCCGGTTGGCGTAGCAGTCGTTAGCGATTGCCCTGGGGTTTCCGCCCAATGCCTTGGCCTTTGCATTGGGGATCTTGACGCCCTTGTCCTTAGGGTTCTGGGCATACCGATCCGGCCAAACAGCAGCCAACCTCTCAGGGCGATAGTTGAGGTTCTCAACGAAGACCGTCAAACCCCCAGACTCTACGCCGATATTGGCCAAGAATGCTGCGATGGAGTTTGGCGTGGTGATTCCAAACTCCACCATGGCCAGGTTCAGGTGACCGGCCCATTGGGCGGCAACCGAGGCCGAAGCCCCGGTTCCAATTGCAATGATTTTATCGCTGATCATACAGGCTCCTTTGGCCACTCAATCTGCATCGGATAGCCAGGTTGTGATGGGACTTTGTAAACCATGACAATGTATCTGCGCCAAGCCACCAACAACTCACGGTCGGCTTCGTCTGCCATGCCCTCTTCGACTGCCATCGTCAGAACGCTGACTCGGTCAACGGCATGTTCGTGCAAGGTTCGCATGCGCATGACGGCTGCACT